CTGGATCAGCGTTACAGCAGGGAAGTCGCGCACTTGAGGAAAATGCACGCGAAATGAGTGTGCCGCCTGCACCAAATGTTACTGTCAATCCACCTTCAGCACCAGCACCAGTTTCTAGTATGGGTGGTGGTACAATAACAACGGCTAGCGTCATGGATGATGAATTCGCTAGACGAGTGTTGAATTACGTTGGGGGATGAAAAATCCCGCACTAGGCGGGATTCATGGTTTAGTCAGCTTCTGCTAACGACTTGAAGTAATCCAAGTCATCGTCATCAGTTGTTGATGCGACAGGAGCAGATGCACGAACTGGTGCGGCGCGAGTTGCTGTAGGTAGCTCAACGTCCTCTGCGCGGGTAGCAGGAACGATATCACCTTCATAGCCAAGAACTTTATCAAGACGAGCTTTCAATTGATCGAACGACTTGAAGTTTTTCTTCTCAACAAACTCTTTCAATGAATGTTCTTTGTTGTAGATTGATTCCAACTTATCTTCATCATCAGACAACGCACTAGGTGCGGCGAATTCTGATTTGTCATAGTTGCGATAACCTTCAACGTTACGAATCTTCATCTTGAAGTTTGCACCTTCCCAAAGATCGAATGGATTCAATGGTGTTTCGTCTGCGAATTCTGGATTCATTGCTTCAGAAATCTTGTCAAAGATTTTCTTACCAAACTTGAACAGACGAACAGTTCCATCATTCTCTGGATGTGCTGGATCGGAGACCACATAGACGTTTGCGAGATAGCTCAGACGGCGCTTTTGCTTACGAACAATATCCTTGTTCGCTTCAACGCCAGAGTTCCACAATCCACTATTGTGCTCACAGACAGGGCACTTTTCACCAACAGTTGTCAAGCAATTGTCGATGAACCAACCGCCAGGACCTTGGAAGCCGTGATCAAAACGGCGAACCCATGGCAGACCATCTTCACCATCAACACCAGGTGCAGGCAAGAAACGAATTGTAGCCATGCCGTTGCCGGATTTGTCTACAGTCGGTTGCCAGAAACGTGTGTCATCTTTAGACCCAGCTTCTGCGGTTTGTGTGGTGGATTCGATAGCCTTGGTGAGAGATTCCAGGCTTGCGCGATTGCGCTTTAGATTTGCGAAAGACATAGTATTTTCCTTGTATAAATTGTATTACGTTGTATGTTTTTGTCCACAGTGTTCATTATATCATGTATATAGTCACACTGCAATACGATTTTTGAGCATCAGCAGTGTATTACCAATCTCTTTATGAAGAATACCAACACCACCAGCACCATTGAATGCTTGGATAACGTCAGGCGTATCGTCAATTAGAATGGTATTTGGTGTTGCATACCCAGCTTTATTCTTACGACCTGCGACTACGTTTGGCTTCCACATGCCAAGTCCATGATCATTTAGCCAGACCACTTTTTGTCTAGCAACTTCATTGTGATTTTTTACACCACCAGAGGAAGTCAGAATCTCAATAGGCAGACCTGTCGCATGACATGCTTCTACCAATTCGTGTGCACCAGGATACCAATCAAGAGTTTCAAATTGCTTTGTTACAATGAAATCGTCCCAATGCAAATTGAAGTCTTTTCTGTCGCGCATGGATCCAGGCAATTCATTGTACAATTCAAAGTATCTGCGTTCAAAGTTGCACAGAACACCGTCCATGTCCACATAGATTTTCTCAATCATTTCAATTCCTCAAGTGCGTGTTTCTTGTACAACTCACGATTGAATTGTATAAACCGTTCATATTTTACCAGCTTCCTGTGGACAGTAGGCCAACGAATATCATCATTAATCTTACGTGCCCACATTGGCAAGAAATTCATGAATGAATTCAGGATGCACAATGTTTCAATAGTTATTACATTCTGCAACGCCATCGTCAATAGCTCAGGATATTCACCTGTCGTTTTGAGTAGTGCATTGGTATCACCAGATTCACCGATTACAGCACAATCATTTTTGAATGTGTAACTCAGTGATTGGATCGTGGCCATTCTCTTCATGTGAACCTGATTCGATTCATCTTCCAATAAAGTTCCTGCCCAAGCATTTTCATTATGCATCAGCACGGAGATGACAAACTGGCGAAAGTCATCATGGCTGTATTTGCGAGACAACTTGTAAAAGTGGAACTTGTCTCGGCGGCGCTCAAATGTTTCAATTGAAATATTACACTTACCGTTGTATTTAAAATAGTCGTAACTATCCGAGGTAAAGTGCAATTTCAATACATGAAAAAGTGAGAATGCTTCGTATCCAGTCATCATATAGGTAGTCGTGAAGATTTAGGTATCATATTCAACTCTTCGGCCACAAGTGCTAATTTTGCTTTTAGTTCTTTGTTGACGAGAGTTGATGCTAGTTCAATTTCCATACCTGTTATGTTGCAATACTCAATAATTGCTTCCATATAGTTATAGCTAGTTCCTTCAACAAGAGCTTCAATCTCTTGTTGGAACTTGTGCATTTCGTCTTTTGTTGGCATTACTTGACGATGGTTTCATACAGTTGTTCAAACTGCTCATGTGTTGCGACTTCTTCATCATAGTTTTGCTTGTGGTAAACTTTGATCATGCGATTGACGATGCGCTTAGGCAACTTCAAGTCTTCACACACTTTAGAGACAGCCTCTTTGATGAAATCTTTTTCACCACCGATGCGTATCATAGAGTTGGAACATTCCTGGATTGCGTCCAGCAATTTCTTGCGGTCAGCTTCACTGGAAATTTGATTGATGGAAAATTGTTGTACGGCCATAATATACTCCTTAGATAAAACCCATTTTGCTACCAACTTTACGGTTGGTATTATTTTCAAGTTGCTTGTTAAAGATTTCTGCGATACTGTAAGTGCCGCTGTCTTTCTTGTCGTATGTCGTGCCAAGTTTGTCAGCAAGTTTTGTAGCTTGCTCACCATTCAATGGCGCAAAATTCAAAATGTCGAAACAACGACCTGGGCGCACCAGCGCAGGATCAACATCACGAATCGATGGCAAGTTGGTTGAGAAAATCAACTTCTTACCCTTTGTAGTCACAAGACCATCACCAACGTTCAGAAAGCGGTGCATCATGGTGTTACCATCGCTACGTGCTTTCAAAAAGTTGTCTGAGTCTTCCAACACCATAACACCAGTTTCATCTTCAATGAACCTAGCGAACAGATAATCTTTCTCAAGAATGGCCGCATCATATGTCACGATTGCAGATGAATTGCTGTGTGCAAGCAGACCACGAATGAATGTTGTCTTACCAGTACCTGGTGGTCCAATCAACAGCAAAATGTTTGCTTGTGATGCTAGGAAACGATCATAGTATGATGTAAGTGCTTCTTCACCCAAGAATGGATACATTTCTTGCACAGGCAAACGCTCAGTGTTCAATGGAACGTTGACTGAATTGCCATCGCTTGAGTACACCCATTCGATGTATGATGTAACAACTTCAAAATTTTGTAACAGAAGTCTTTCAATCTCTGCATTGAAATCTGCATCACCATACATGCGGGCAGTGATTGAGTTAGAGCTTACATCATAACGGATGAAATTTTCATCATCGGTTATAATCAAACCATTAGACTCAGACAGTTCAATGATATGGTCACCATCAAACTCAGACTCGATAAAGTTTGTCCACTTGCTACGATTGCCGTGCAACTTCAGGTCACGGTTGAAAGTTGACTTGTCTTTTTCACCACGCGCAACCAGAAGTTGCGAGTAGAGATAATCGCCATAGTCGTTGGCTCCGATAAAGATTTTTTCGCTGCTCATAATATTTGAAGGTGTTTCCAGTGAATCCCAAGTCCAGCCATTGAAATGGCGCTTTTTTCTAATTCGCCGCGCTCTCGGGCGATATGTTATTGGCGGTTTGCTGCCATCGTGCCTAATTTCATTCAGGAGTTGTTGTACGCTTTTGCTCATTTTCTAACTGCGGCGTATGTGATGCAAATTGCACCAGGATGAGTTTCATAAGAGCACTTCACTGCAAGTGGATCCATTCCTTTTGCAATTGCAGCTTCAATGTTCTTGGCCATGTTGTTGCGATCATTGATGTTGTATAGTGTGATACCTGCAATGAATGAAATACAAACAATTGCCATACAGACAACCACAGTAATCAGATCAAAATTTTTAGTAGACTCGCTCATATAAACTCCTTGTTTCTATCAATATTATCCCGCTTGCTTCGGTAGAAGATGTGTCGACCAATTTTGTCAACCTTCTCCAATTTCCAGCCAGGGCTTACATAGTCTGCATGGTAGTATGTTGCACCAGATGTAACATCTTCCATACGCTCAAAGTTGATGATCATATGCATCGCCAACTCTCTAATCTCATTATACAACGGAGTAGACTTGATTGTCAACCGTCTGTCGGTAAACTTGGAGTCACAATACCATGAGAATTGGCATGTGCCACCTGTCTTTTGGAATACAACACCACAGATATCGTTTGCATAATTACCTGATTGTACTCTGTTTATTGTTACGAATGCTACAGCTTTTTTGCCATCTTTTGGCTCATGTGCTGCCTCAAAATAAATGTTTTCCGCTAAACAAGTGACTTGCTTCTGAACATCTTTCGTCAGAGACTCATAACTTGGTTTGAATGGCAGGATGCCATGAAGATCAATATTAATCAGACTGAAAAATACGATCATTGCGGAAAGTGTAATGCTGAAAAGTATTGGTTTACTTCGCATATTTTCCTTTCTTGATGATGGTAGGTTATTCTGTTACGAGGGAACCTACCGAAACCCTAGGAAGCCCTTATCAGGCTGCCAATGCGAACTGTGAGTCGTTTGCGTTTACTTTGATTTAGTTTTTACACCTACTC